ACTCATTGGGCATGGATCGAAGAATATGAACTAGATCAGCCTGAGCAAGAGGTCACATATCTTACCGAAGAAGAAGCAGAATTACTTTTTACATCTGAAAGTGGAAATGATGAACCGAATCGAACTTAAGAATACTCTACAGAATGGTATTGCGACCGTCACCTTTGAAAAGGCTGATGGTACTTTGCGTGACATGCGCTGTACCTTACTGGCTTCATATCTGCCTGAGCAGATCGTTGATGAAAATAAAAAGGTTCGTGCTGAGAATGATGCTGTGCTAGCCGTTTGGGATATTGATAATGGCGGCTGGCGGTCTTTTCGCATGGACTCAATCAAAAATATAGTGGTAGGTTAATATGAGTGCAGACAATGGTGTATATATCTTAGAAACATCAGGCCCAGAATTTCGTGTTACATATGCACAAGCCATAGATAACATCTATGGTAAATTCAATGATAGCACCGCGCAATGGGAAGGCGACATGAATATGATGGTCGATTATTTCAAAGAGTCTGAAATTTTCGATACATATGAAAAGGCTTTCAATCATGCTATCAAATTAAGTAAAGAGCATGAATATCTTGAAGATGGAATATGCTTCATTCATAGGTTTAAAAATCGGCACTTTGGAGTTTGATCGTGGCTAAGACTGCTAAGAAGGCTCGCGGTAAGTTTGTAGATGAAAAGTATCTTGGACCCGAACCTGATCTTGAGGAAGGCTGCAACACACTTGACCTAGCCAAGGCTTATAATTGGTATAACTATTTCTACACTTCTGAGGACGCGAAGGGTTTCGTTCTCACTTACCTTAAGCAAATCAAGCACAACAAAGAAGTTATCAAGCGCCTCTCGCAAGCCGAGAACTGGCGCTTTAACACGGTTGGCTGGAACTGCCGTATTCTGTTTAACAAAGGTTATCTGCCTGATGATGTGCAAGAACGTATGTGGCAGAAGATTGATGAGATTGCAAATGCCGTAATCGTTACAGATGTAGAAGAAGATGAGATCATCGAGCCGACTAAGCCAGTTATTTCAATCCAAGAAAGGATTGCGAACAAGGCCGCTGAACTGATCGGTGATATTGAAGAAGAGCTAGATAAGTTTTATCTAAACAACAAAGAAGTTTTTCTGGCCAAGAAATGGTTTCAAGGCAAAGGTATCAAGCCTCAGATTGCAGCTAAGATTGCCGAATATTACAAGCCACTTTATTCAGAAGTGTTCGATGCTATTGAAGGCAAAGATGAACAACTGAAAGAAGCCTATGCACACTGGAAGAAGCCGGCGCTCAAGGCTTATCTTGAAATCTTGCGTGAGATTATTGGTCAGGCTGATGTGCAAGCCGCAGTGGCTAAGGCTACGCGCAAACCTCGTAAGAAGAAAGAAAAGCCGGCTGCTGAAATCGTCAAGAACCTCAAATTCAAGGTCTCTGATGACGAATATAAGATTAACAGTATCAAGCCGACTGAAATCCTTGGTTGCAATCAATTGTGGGTGTTCAACTCAAAGACGCGCACACTCTCGGTCTACAATGCTATGGGACCTGCTGGCCTATCGATCAAAGGAACAACCTTGACTGGCTTTGATGAAAAGACTTCTCTTACAAAGAAGCTGCGTAAGCCATCTGAGCAACTTAAGCTGCTGATTGATGCAGGTAAGGTTAATCTAAGAAAGTTTATGGATAATATCAAATGTGTGCCCAAAGTAGCAAACGGTCGCATAAATATGGATACGGTTCTCGTAAGGGCAATCAAATGAAAAACATAGTGGAATTCCCTAAAAATAAAATCGTCCGTGAAGCGCCTGTCAACATCGAACTAATCGAAAAAGCCAAAGAGAAAGCAATCACCAGTTTTGCTGACCAGATTGTGGATTCTATGCTCGAAACCATGTTAGAGCAAATTGAGAACTTCGGCATAGATACCGAGTCAGATAACTTCATGAAGGATTTTAGTCTGACCGTCGATGGACTCCGTGCAACTGTCTATCGCTCTTTTGGTATTCCTCACCATCTTCATGACTTCATTGATGAAAATGTGAAGATGATTTACCGTGAAACCGGACAACCTGTCGAGCTAGATGAGGTTGACTCCGAGAAATAATCGCTATATAATAGGTATAGCAATGAGGAAACATTATGATTTTAATTGATCTAAATCAGGTTCTTATATCGAACTTGATGCAACAAATCGGATCTAATCCGAAGGTGAAGCTTGAAGAGAACCTTATCCGTCATATGGTTCTTAACAGCCTGCGATCCTACGCAAAGCAATTCCGTTCTAAGTATGGTGAGATTGTTATCGCCTGCGACAGTAAGCACTACTGGCGCCGCGAGGTTTTTCCTTTCTATAAAGCTCACCGCAAGAAGGATCGTGAGAAGTCTGAGTTTGATTGGCATCTCATTTTTGAGACGCTTAACAAAATCCGTGATGAACTCAAAGAGAACTTTCCCTATCGCGTTCTAGAAGTAGAAGGTGCTGAGGCTGACGATATTATCGGAGTCTTGGCTGGTCGTCTGTCGCCAAACGAAGAAATTCTCATCCTGTCGTCAGATAAGGACTTCGTTCAGCTCCAGAAATACCCTAACGTCACACAATACAGCCCTATTTTAAAGCGGTTTGTTAAGACCGAGAATCCACAAGAGTATATCAAAGAACATATCATTCGTGGTGATAAGGGTGATGGTATTCCTAACTTCTTGTCACCAGACAATGTGTTCGCTATTGGTGAGCGGCAGAAGGTCATAAATAAGAAGAAGCTTGCAGAGTGGATCCAGAGTGACCCTAGTGAGTTTTGTACAACCGACGTTATGATGCGTAACTATAAGCGTAATCAAATGCTGGTCGATCTGGACTATATACCAGAGAACATTAAGTCTCAGATTGTCGATGCTTTCGCCAATACGAAGCCAGGCAACAAGCAGAAGATGTTGAATTATTTTATTGAAAACAGGTTGAAGAACCTATTGGAAGTTATAGATGAGTTTTAAAGTGGCAACAAAAAACCTATATGAAATCTTTGATGAATATCAGCAGAGAACTACAAAAGAAGACCGACTAGCGGTTCTTCGATATAATAACACACATGCTCTTTCAAATGTCCTAAAAGGCATGTTTCATCCCGACATTCAGTTTGTTATTGAGAAAGTACCTAACTACAAGCCATCAGATGCGCCTGCTGGTCTAGGCTATACCTCAATCAATCAAGAACTAGGTCGTCTCTATCTGTTTATTAAAGATCATCCTCGCGTTGATCCTGGTCTCTCATATAATAGAAAAGAGCAAATTCTTATCCAGATTTTAGAAGCTCTAGAAAAGCGTGAAGCTGAAATATTCATGATGATGCTTCTTAAAAAGCCTAAGATCAAAGGCTTAGATTATAAGATTGTTAAGGAAGCGTTTCCTGATCTTTTGCCATGATTTGTATATTGATTGACATACATTATGTGTTCACTCCTTTTAAGGAACACATATGTCACAAAAAAAGAAGAAACTGTCAAAACTAGAGAAGTTGATGACACAAACAAATCACAAAAGCTCTTCAAAAGAGAAATATGTGACAACTATTGATGATTGTAAAAAGTGGATCAGAATACTCAATAAAGAACTCTTCGAAGGTTCTTTAACAAGACTAGATGAAATCGATATACGCCGCAGAAGAATGTGTTATGCATATTATCACTACTATCCTATCAAAAAAGGTGATGATCTAAGATACTCTAGATTATGCATGAGCAACAAATACACATCAGAAAAATTTTTCGTAGAAATTCTCGCACATGAACTCATTCACCACTATCAATATATAAATGAGCAACCGATGGGTCATGGCCCATCGTTCATGCTATGGAAAGAATCTTTTAACAAGAAGGGTATCAATCTTGTTAAAAAGTATTATGAAAGAAAACCTAAGTTGAAACGAGGACGTAAGAAGACAAAATGAAGTTGAAAAGCAATCGTAATTCTAAGTCTCACTTTGATGAGTATGATGAAGATTATGAGTTTGATCAGCAGGACAAAGGTAAAAAACTGTCTGATCACCGCCGTAGACCAATCAAAAACTGGAAAAAGGTTTGGGCGGAACACACTTCGGATTATGACGAGGTTGATGAGTTTTACACTCAAAACCGTCGTTAGAAAAAAGCTAATGATTTCAATGACTTAGCGGACCAGCAAAAAAGTCAATAAAATCAATGGTTTAGCTTATGCATCCAGCGCAAGGCTGGTATGCAAAAATAATGGTTGCTTTCTTGACCGGGTTCCTGTATAAAGGAGTCAAGATTAAGGAGAGTTTCCCATGGCTATCACCAAGACCACCGAAACCTACAATTATGAGACAAAGGCTTACGATAAGTCAACCGTGACCTTCGCGGAAGGCTGCGTTTTAGAAGTCTATTGGAAGAGCGTCGAGACCATGTCCGAGTGCTGGGAATCCGCGCTCCACGCAAAGTATTGGGATGATGATTTACAATGCGTCAAGACCGATTTTTGGCTTTCCGATGCTAAGGTTGATGTAACGGATGAAGTAAAAGAAAAAGTCCGTCGTTGGGTTTATAAAAACGCATATGACAAAGCCTTGGAAATGGCTACAGAAGATGCTGCTGAAAAGCGCAAGGGTTCTGTAGTAAAGGTGGTCAAGGGCCGCGCTGACAAAGGCGCTGTCGGTAAGATCGTTGCGATTATTGAGCGTCCGTATAAGATGGGCTATCGCTCTACAATGGCTAAAAAGTATGGCATTGCAACCTCTGATGTTATGATCAAGGTCCCTGCTGCAAACGGCAAGGTCTATGACAACCATCGTGACATGGTTTGGGCTTGGGCGTTCAATACAGAACTGGCCGAGACGCCTGAGATTAACATGGCCGCTGTCAAGGAACATGCGGACGAACTCTATCAGTCCCGCCTTCGCTACGATTGGAAGAGTGTGGCTTAAATGCCACACTGTTGCATCTTTGCCACATTAGACTAAAGTATTATAGACTTCTCGGACTGGTGTGTTATCCTACCTACATGATGACAGATGACCTTACCAAACGTAAGCGCAAGGCGCGCTCCGACCGTAATCACCTCATTTATCGCTTATCCATCAATAACTTAGAGTATATCGGTGTGACCTATGTGGAGGGGCGCTCTCCGAAGCGTTCCCTCAAGCGCCGGTGGCAGAAGCACGTCCGTAGGGCGCTGACCGAGGGTCGCTCCTGGAAGCTCTGCCAGGCGATCCGGAAGCATGGTCCGGATGCTTTCGAGGTCCAAGCCCTTGAAGTGGTTAGAGGAAAAGAACTAGCCCACATGGTTGAACGGGACCTGATCCGTAAGCGTAAACCAGCCCTCAACACTGACGTTAGGTAAGGTAGACCCATGCGGTTCCTGCATAGCAGACCTGCAAAAAAGTGCTTGACCGACCGTCCGGTTGTGATATGATCCTATCATGATGATTAGAGAGGTTC